CCATTTGTTATAGAACGAAATTATGATGTCTTTAAAAGAAAACCTAAAATAAAAAAGAAAAATCTATGGCAAAGAATGAGGAGTGGGTTATAGCTTTTACCAGCAGACCTGAGAAGTCAGCATGGTTTCATTGGTGGACACATAAAGATTTTAAACACGCTTTAGCTTTTAAATATGAACCTGACCATCATCTATGGTTATCATATAACTGGGGAAAGAATGGTGTAGACATTAGAATATTAACTCCTGAACAAATGACAAATGCTTGTTTATATTTTAAAGAAAATCATAATGCTAAGTTTTTAATAGCAGAAGCAAAGGAATTACCTCAATATTATATTATGGAATTAACCTTTACTAATTGCGTAACAGCTATTAGACATTTAGTAGGAATAAGAAAATTAATGATAACTCCATATAGATTGTATTGTGCGTTGAAAAGTATGGGGTGTAGGGAGTATTTAGAAGATTCTAATTAGAAAGGTTAATTATGGGTGGCGTAAAAAAGAAAGTTGAAAAAACACTAGGGATAAGTAAAACCTCAGCTCCAGCTCCAGCTCCAGCTCCAGCAGCATCAACTACACCATCACCTGATGGTAATGTTCAAGCATCTGCTTATTCTACTAAAAAAGGAAAGAAATCTTTAATTAAAGGTGGAGGAGGAATGGCTGGTGGAATCGGATATAACCCAAGTGGTGGCGACTTTGCTTTATTCCTAGAAGAATTAATGAAAAGAAAAACATTAGGATAAGTAAATGGCAGAAGATAAATTTGCCTTTATATTAAATAAATATAAAGAAGCACATACTCTTAGAGAAAATTTTGTTCCTAAGTTTGAGGAGTGCTATGAATATACATTACCTCAGCGTGAATCATTTTATTTTGAATCACCAGCTAATAATAGAGCAGACAAAATCTATGATGAAACTGCTGTAGTAGGTGTTCAAGAATTTGCTAGTAGATTACAGTCAGGTATGATTCCAGCATTTGCAAAATGGTTTTCTCTTAAATCAGGTACAGATGTAGAAGATGATGAGCTTATGGCTATAGATGAACAGTTAGAACAAGTAACTGATTATGTTTTCCAAGTAATTAATAATAGTAATTTTAACCAAGAATCACACGAAGCATTCCTTGATTTAGCAATAGGCACAGCTTGTCTATTGGTAAGTGAAGGAGATGAAGCACAACCTATAAAATTTAACGCAGTACCTTTACCACAAATGTTATTACTATCAGGACCTGATGGTAAGATAGATTGGATATTTAGATTAAGAAATATACCTATTCACCAATTACAAATACTATATCCAAATGCAAAACTAGATGATGAAATAATACATATGATGGCTAGGGACCCAAATAAGAAATGTGAAATAATTGAGGCAACCTATAAACATTATGGCGAAGATGAGGAAACATGGCATTATTGTGTTCTTATGAAGAAAATGAAAAAGGTTATCTATGAAGAAGAATTTAAAGGACAAGGTGGAAACCCATGGCTAGTCTTTAGATGGTCTAAAGCATCAGGAGAAGTTTATGGTAGAGGACCTGTATTCAATGGAATATCAGCAATTAAAACTTGTAACCTTGTTATAGAAATGATTTTAGAAAATGCACAGATGGCAATATCAGGTGTATGGCAAATATCAGATGATGGTACAGTTAATCCTGATACAATAAATCTAGTACCTGGCAGTGTAATTCCTGTAGCTCCAAACTCAGATGGACTACAACCATTGAAGATGGCTGGTAATTTTAATGTAGCAGATTTAGTTCTACAAGATATGCGACACAATATTAAGAAAGCATTATATAATGAAATGCTAGGTAGACCTATGGCTAAAACACCAATGTCAGCTAGAGAAGTAGCAGAAAGACAAGCAGATTTACAACGACAAATAGGAGCTGCGTATGGCAGACTTCAAGCAGAATTTATACAACCATTAATTAAACGAGTAGTTTATCTCCTTAAAAAGCAAGGAAGAATACAGCTACCAATTATTGATGGTAGAGAAATAAGAGTTAAACCTGAATCTCCACTATCAAAAGCACAACAGCAACAAGATGTATTAAATGTTGATTCTTTTTTAGAATTAGTTATGGTTCGTTTCGGACCACAGATGTTAAACATGGTAGTTAAATCAGAAGTTGCAGCAGAATATTTAGCTAAGAAATTAGGTGTTCCTCTCGAGATTTTGCGTGAACCTGAAGAAAGAGAAGCTATTGCTAATCAAATTGCTCAGATGGCTCAGCAAGGTCAAAACCCTATGGAAGGTGGAGCTGCTCCTCCCAATCAAGCTCCACCTGAAATAAGTGAGGAAATGCCAGTATAATGAAGGAAAAAAAGATAGAAGGAGTTGTCAGTATTGATGGATTTCGTAGAACAGTAGAACAAGAAAGACAATTAAATCAAGAATTTGCTGGATTATTTAAAGATAAATTAGGTGATAAAGTATTAGAATATTTAAAAGCAATAACAATTAATAGTGTATCAGGACCAGAAATATCAAATGAAAAGTTGCGACACCTAGAAGGTTCAAGGTATATAGTAGGATTAATTGAATATAGAATTAAACAAGGAAGGAACAATGGCTGAAGAAGAAATTAAACAAGAAACTATTGATGAACCAGTAGAAAAAGTTATCCAAGATTTTCAAGAAGAAAAGAAAGCAGCAGAAAAACCAGAGTTTATTCCAATAAAATTTTGGGATTCTGAAAAAAATGAATTAAAAATAAAAGAATTTTCTGAAAGTTATGGGAATTTAGAAAAAGCATTTCACTCTAAAGTAGATGAGATTACACCTCATATTAAAAAACAAATTGAATCTGACATGATTAAAGATAGACCAGAATCACAAGATGGTTATTTAGTAAAGTTAGATGAATCTTTTGGTGATGCAGATATTCCAAGTGATGACCCACTATTAACTTGGTGGAAAGATACCTGTTATAAATCAGGTTATAGTAATGAAATATTTAATGAGGGTGTGAATCAGTATCTAAAAACTTCTACAAAGGGTGTGCCAGTATATGAAGATGAAATGTCAAAGCTAGGAGAAACAGGAAAACAAAGAGCAGAAGCTGTTAATCTATGGCTAAAAGGAAACTTAGATGATACAGAATATAATCATATGGCAGATTATCTTACAACAGCAGATGGTGTAAGAGCTGTAGAAAAAATTATGAAAACAACTAAATCTAATATGCCTACACAACAAACACCTCAAGCTCCAATAAATACAGCAGATAGTAGGAAAGAATTAGAAAAAATGATGAAAGACCCTAGATATTTTCATCCTCAACATAGAGATGAACAATTTATTAAGAAGGTAGATGAATCATTTAATAAATTATATCCTGAACAAACAGAATAAATAAATGGATAAGTTGGTCCTCATAGAATGGGTAGATGCCTTGGACCAAGAAAATGGCTGGATTTCTAAAGAAACTGCTATGAAAGCAAATGTAATGACTGTTCTTTCAGTCGGATTTGTTATCAATGAAGATGCAGATATGATTACAATTATAGGTGATAAAGATAAAGACCCTAATGCAGATACAGATATTTCACGTGTAACGACAATACCAAAAGGGTGTATTAAAAATACTAGAGTATTGTGCGTTGATTGTAATTGCAATAATAACTAAAGCATAATTAACTATGCCTTTAGCTCGTCTAAAGTATGCCCTCGGATAACATACTCACAGTTCAAGATAACATAGGAAGCGAACCGAAAGGTTTATTTAACAACAACAATAACGAGGTATGTTATGAGTTCTACAATCTCAACTGCTTTTATTAAGCAATTTGAAAGCGAAGTCCATATGGCTTATCAGCGTATGGGTTCAAAACTTCGTGGAACAATAAGAACAATCAATAATGTTGTCGGTAGTCAGGCTCGATTCCAAAAGACTGGTACAGGTGAAGCTGTTACTAAGTCAAGACATGGTGAAGTTCCAGTAATGGATATTTCACACAGTACTGTTGATGTAACTCTCAGCGACTTTTATGCTGCAGATTATGTTGACAAATTAGACGAGCTAAAAACAAACATTGACGAACGCCAAGTAGTAGCACAAAATGCTGCGTGGGCGTTGGGCAGAAAAACTGATGAACAACTTACTACTGTTTTAGATGGTACATCTAATTCACAGTCTGTTGGTTCACCAGCGGCTGGACTTAGTCTAGCTAAAGCTCAATTAGCTTTTGAAAACTTTGGTACTCGAAATGTTCCTGATGATGGCGATAGATTCTGGGTTGTTGGACATAAACAATGGACTAATCTTTTAGACCTTACTCAATTTGCTAGCTTGGACTATGTCCCAGCTAACGAGCTACCATATTCTGGTGGTATGACAGCTAAAAGATGGTTAGGATTTATGTTCTATGCTTTCTCAGGATTACCTGTTGATGGTTCTTCAGATAGAAAAACATTCGCATATCACCGTTCTGCTGTCGGACACGCTATCGGTCAAGATATAGTTACTGAAATTAACTATATTCCTGAAAAGGTAGCTCACCTTACTACATCTATGATGAGTATGGGTGCTGCTATGATTGACGATAATGGCGTTGAAGAAGTAATCTGTGACGAGTAGGAGGATTTAGTATGGCTTATTCAACTGACAATCCTATCAAAAAAATATCACAAATGGGAGCTTCAAATGCTCTTTGGTATTATACAGATGGGGATGCAATCGGTACAATAGATGACGCTGATTATTTTTTAGCTGATTATAAACTATTGACTGCTGGTGATATTATTTTTGTAAATAGTGGTGGCTCTAATGCTGTAGTGGATATATTAATTGTATCTGTACAGGATGGTGGCACTAACTGTGATACAATAATTTTAGCGTAGTAATCTAATCACAAGGGGGATTTTTTCCCCCTTGTTTAAAAAGGAATTAATGTGGCAGTAACTAATGTAACAGTAGCTAATAGAGCAATAGTAATGATTGGAGCTAATAGAATCTCCAGTTTTTCTGATGGAAGTACAGAATCTACAGTAGCTAATGATTTATACTATGATATTTTAGATGGTGATTTAACAGCTTGTCGCTGGAGATTTGCCACAAAACAATCACAGCTTTCAGCTAATGCTACAGCTCCAACAGGTATATGGACACAAAGTCATTACCTACCTTCTGATAATTTATACATACAAAGAATAACAGTAAGTGGTAATACCATTACTGAATACGATATATTTAACAACGAATTATATACAGACTTACAATCAACCGATACAGTAATAGCAGATTATACATATAGACCAGCAGAAGAAGAAATGCCTAAGTATTTCTTACTAGCTTTGGAATATCATTTAGCATCAGTCTTTGCTCATGCTATTGCAAGAAATGTAGAGATGGCAAACTTATATGAACAAAAATATCAAATACAATATCGTAGAGCTAAGAACTTAGATTCAACACAACAACCAACAAGAAAATTTACTACAAGTAGATTTGCTAAGTTTAGGGGTTCTACAATATCCAATATTTAAAATGATATGCCAATATTTAGAACAGCACAAAATACCTTTCAAGCTGGTCAGATAGACCCTCTCTTAACTTCGAGAACAGATTTACAAGGATATAAAGACGGAATAGAAACCTCTACTAACTGGTGGCATTTAGCACAAGGTGGGGTAATGAAACGACAAGGTTTCAAATACCTTGCTGAAGTAGGAGCTACTGGTAGAATAATACCTTGGACCTTTAGTGCAGATGAAACATATGTATTAGTATTATATGCTAGTAATGTAAAAGTATATTCTACTCTTGGAACTTTAATAACTACAGTAAGTAGTTGTCCATGGACTGCTGACCAAATAAATGAAATTACTTATGCTCAATATGGCGACACTATGTTCTTTTCTCATAGTGGATTTGCTACTCAAGAATTTGTAAGAACTTCTGCAACATCTTTTACAATTAGAAATTTTCATTTTGCAACTGATGATACTGGTGAATGTAATATGGATAACTCGGCTGGTACAGATGATGCT